ATGTTGTGATTCAAATTTCAGAAGACGACGGAACATCATACGACATCATAGGTCGTGCTAATTCCGCATCATTATCAGTGAGCATGGAAACTCGTGATACAACAAATAAGGACTCAGCCGGGTGGCAAGAAAACCTTGAAGGTCTAAAATCTTGGTCCCTTAGTGGCGACGGGTTGGTGACTTATTCAATCGCTGGTGATTACGATACACCGGACGATTTGTTCACTTTATTGGCAAGCCGTACAAAAGTAAAGGTGAAGTTTGGTTCTGCAACAAGCGCGGAAATCGATTACACGGGTGACGCTTACATCACAAGCTACGAACAAGAAGCTGGAACCGAAGAAAACGTGACGTTCTCTTTTGGATTCACTGGAACTGGTGTTTTAACTCAAGCATCTGTTGCGTAATCGCAACCGATAAAACGGGGCCGTCCATTGGGCGGTCCCTTTATTACAACAACAAAACAAACAACAAAACAAACAACAAAACAAACAACAAAACAAACAACAAAACAATATGACACAATTCATTGAAATTGCAGACCGCAAACACCCGATTAGATTTGGATTCAACGCTTTGCGTGAATTCTCAAGAATGACCGGAACAACATTAGCACAACTCGAAAGATTGGGCGAAGATATGACATTGGACCACGCCATCACATTGATGTTTTGTGGATTCAAGGACGGCGCAAGAAAAGAAAAAGCGTTGTTCAAATACGAGGTTGCAGATATTGCAGATTGGATTGACGAAGATGAAACAATTTTAGAAAAGTCGTTCGCTATATTTGAAAAACAATTTACAAGCGACGCAGAAAAAAAGACATAGGCCGACGCGGTCAAACGAAAAAAAAGGAATCCACATGGGATGATTTGGAAGCGTTCGCGTTCGGCCAAATTGGATTGATGCCGTCATCGTTTTATGATTTATTGCCACGCGAATGGACCAACATGGTCAGCGGATGGAATGAAAAACAAAACAGAAATGACCAATCGGAGTGGGAACGGGTGAGATGGCAAACAACCATTTTATTGAACCCACACACGAAAAAACGCATCAAGGCAAAAGATTTGATTGTGTTCCCATGGGAATCACAAGAGAAAAAGGAACACAAAGTGTGGACACGCGGCGAAATATTAGCCGAGATAAACGAACGAAAAGAACGCGCAAAGCAAAAGAATGGCCAATTTAAGTAGTTTAAATTTTCGACTTTCGGCAAACATTTCACCTTTCCAAAAGGGATTGAACAAGGCTGAAAGGTCAATGGACAAGTTGGGTCGTAAGATGCAGCAAACCGGGAAAAACTTGTCAATGAGATTGACGGCCCCGATTGCCGCTTTGGGTGCGATGTCGTTCAGTGTGTTCAAAGGATTCGAAGCAGAAATGTCAAAGGTTCAAGCCGTATCCGGTGCGACCGCTGAAGAGTTTAAAGCGTTATCAGATAATGCCAAAGAGTTGGGAGCATCAACGATGTTTTCAGCGCGTGAGGTTGCCGGATTACAAAGCGAGTTTGCAAAGTTAGGATTCACGGCAACAGAAATCACAAAGGTCACCGAAGCAACATTGGCACTCGCACAAGCGTCCGGGAGCGATTTACCGCGTGCCGCTATGGTTGCGGGGTCTACATTGCGGGCGTTCGGATTAGATGCGTCACAAACGGGCATGGTCACGGATGTGATGGCGAAATCATTCAGCACGTCGGCAATGGATATGGACACCTTTGCGGAATCCATGAAGTTCGTTGCACCGGTTGCAAAATCGGCGGGAATGAGTATTCAAGAAACATCGGCAATGTTAGCGGTGTTAGCGAATGCCGGGATAAAAGGGTCGCAAGCTGGAACCGCTTTACGCCGTATCATTTCGGAAATCGGCGCATCGGGAAAACCAACCGCCGAAGCGTTGAAAGATTTAGCCGCACAAGGTTTGAATCTTGCGGATGCGAAAGATGAGGTTGGACGTTCGGCACAATCTGCGTTGCTTGTTTTAGCGGGCGGCGTTGACCAGATTGCGCCATTGACCAAAGAGTTCGAAAATTCTGCGGGTGCTGCAAAAGCTATGGCGGACATCATGGGCGACACCGCGTTCGGTGCGTCCAAGCGTTTGGAATCCGCAATGGAAGGTTTGGGAATTTCAATTGGTGAAATCATATCGGTTGCCGTTGTTCCTTTGATTGAATCATTAGCAAAGGCGGCATCGGCTTTGAACGGGATGTCCAAAACTTCAAAAACATTTGCGATTGTTGTTGCCGGGCTTGTTGCGGCAATTGGTCCATTGTTGTTTTTAACTGGTGGTTTATTACGCAATTTCAAATTATTGAGATATGCGATGATAAAATCAAACACAATCGTAAAGATTGCGACGGCATTACAAAGAGTTTATAACCTTGTTTTAAAAGCGAATCCAATTGGGTTGGCTATTGGAGCAGTGACCGCATTGGCCGGCGCGTTTTACTTGGTTAATCGTCGCAAAAAAGAAGCGATTGGAATTGAAAAAGGGTTGTCTGATTCCGCGAAAGAAGAGATTGCGCAAAACGAAGTTCGAAAAACGCAAGCCAATAAGCTGATTGAAACAATCAAAGACCAAAACATTTCGAATGAACAACGTTCGCGTTTGATTAATAAATTAAACACGGAATACAAAGATTTTTTGCCTAATCTTATTAGTGAAAAATCAAGCATCCAAGATATTGCAGCCGCTCAAAAGGACATGAACAAACAAATGGCGAAGAAAATCGCCATGATTGCCGTTCAAGATGAATTGTCCGAATCTACACAAAGGGCGGTTGATGCTCAAAAGAATTTGACATCAGCAAATGAAAGATTGGATAGTGCAATGGTTGAGTATAAAAACGCGACCGGGGAAACATTGACGGCTCAAGAAGCGTTGAGAATTTCAACAAGCGAATTTAGTAATCCATTCCGTAGTTTAGCGCAAAACGTTTCAAACGCTTATGGTGAAGTAGGAACCTACCAAACAGTTTTGGAAGGTAGCCAAATCGAAATGCAAAAGTTTTCGGAACAAATAGATGGTATTTCCGAAGGTATGGTATCCGGTACATCGTCGACAAATAGCGCAACAAGTGCGTTGTCGGATTATGGAAAGATGGTGGAACGCGTGAATGCAATATCAGCAAAGCGGGCAGCCGCTCGAATGGGTGACATTGACGAAACATCATTTGAACAAGATTTTGGAGATGGCGACGAAGAGGCAGACAATTTTGTCCCCGAAGGCGGATTCGAAAAATTGCAAAAGGGATACGCAAAAACACGTTTGGCCGCGATGGAATTATCGGAAGGTATTTCCGCCGCAATGAACCAAGCGGCGTTTGATACCATCGCTGGAATGGCGCAAATTGGTGGCGCAATATTAGCTGGTGAAGCTACGTTCAAAGATATGGGTCTATTCATCCTTAGTCAATTTGCATCCTTATTGTCGCAACTTGGTGAAATGTTTATTAAATACGGGATGGCGTTGCAAGGTTTCCAAATGGCAACCATTACAATGAACCCATATTTAGCAATTGCCGCCGGTGTCGCATTGATTGGCGCGGGGGCAGCTATCAACGCAAGGATGAATAAAATGAGTGAAGGCATCCCAGCAATGGCCGAGGGTGGAATTGTAACGGGACCAACGTTGGCTTTGATTGGAGAGGGTCGAGAATCTGAGGCGGTCATTCCGTTGTCAAAATTAAACACTATGATGCAAGGCGGCGGGTCTCAAAACGTTGTCGTCACTGGTCGAATAAGCGGGGCGGACATATTGTTGTCAAACGAACGCGCATCAAGAACAAGAACAAGACAAAGAGGATTTTAAATTATGGCAAACCCGAAATTATTTTCCGAGTTCAGAAGTTCACACGGACATTTTTATTTGATAGAAATTTGGGACGAAGACTATACGGGAACAACACCGGACCAATTCAACGTCACTGGTGATGGTTTTCAATTAAACTATTCGGGACAAACGGACGACATTTATTCCCCAATCATTGGTTCATCCGTATCGTTTGGAATGTACGTTGAAAATTCAGCGACCAACGCATTTCTTTCCAATATCAAACAATACCAACAAGACCGATATTTCGTCAAGATTTGGAAAGGTGAGTTTGATGGCGAAGATGCAAACACTTGGTATAATACAACCAAGGTTTCCGACAACGGATTGGTGATGTCATTTTCACCCGATGAAGAGCAAGTTGTATATCTCGATTTTTATTGGGGTGGGTACATCGTGCAAGACATCATTGAAGTTGAAGATGTTTCGCAACCTTATGTTCTAAACATTCAAGCGACGGACGGAATTTCAAAGTTGGCGGATTCTATTGTCACCACATCATCTTTTCAAAAATTTACCAATCAATTTATTAATGCGCTTGATAGTGCGGGAGTGTTGGGAATTTACGAAAGCGAACACTCAGTGTTGGCCGTCGTGTCAAATTGGTGGGCGGTTGAAATGACGTACAATGCCAACAACAATCCACTGGATGAAACATGGGCGGATTTCCGTGCGTTTGATACCATTGACGAAGATGGTGTTGTCACGGGAAAAACATGGATTGAAGTATTAGAACAAATGTGTTATTTGTTTGGCTTGCGTTTTTATTATTCAAACGGACAATATCGATTGGAACAATTGTTCACGCGTGATTCTGTTTCAATGATTGAACACCAATATAAAAAAGACAAAACAAAGATTGATTATGCATCGGTATCTTACAACAAGACCATCGACCAAACATCAAACAAAGCACGTTTGTCGGGAAACATTTACAATTTTTTACCGGCGGTGAACAACGTTTCCGTTATAGTGAACAAGGAACCGAAGGCGATTGTGGGGGTTGTTTCTGATGAAGTTGCACAACCAACAACAAACATTGGGTTTATAGCGTCCACGCCGGCGAACCAAATATTTTTGAATTTTTATCACGTTGGACACGTTACAACAAACACTTCGGTTGGTTCGTCTAACATTTACATGAAGTTAAAATTGAACGTTGAATTGTACGATTTTAATGCAAATACAACGTACTATTTAAAACGAACGTTTACAGCAATGACACCGGGCGCAATCAGTTGGACAACAACGCAAGCGGGTTCGGGATATGAAATCATTATTGGCCCGTTACAAGAATACGACCGCGATGAATTATTGGTGACCGGAACCACATCCATCATCACACCAAGTATCCCCGAAGATGGTGACGTTTCGTTTGATTGGGAATTTGTGGAGTTTGTCAAGACTTCGGGCGTAACGCATACTTTAAATGCTGCGAATTCCTACGGATGGCAAATGCAAACCACAAATTTAACAACGACCAACGGACAAGGTATTTCAAACGAAACCACTCGAACGCGTGCGATATCACCAAACACAAACATCAAATCAAATTTATCATATGAATTGCCGGAAATGAATTTGTTCACTAGCAATGGCGAACGTGGTTCGTTGATGGACCAAGGAACTATTGCCGGAATCAATATTCAATATCCCTACACAAACTGGCGCGAAGGTAATGCGGGAACTTATCAAAAAGTTCAAAGGCTTGTTTGTCAAGAATTTTTAAAATTGATGGATGAACCTATTGAAAAATACATGGGGCGGATGTTTAGTTCGCATGATTTCCGTCAACGATTGACGTTTGATTCAAACAATTGGATTCAGTTGGGCGGAACATTCAACGCCAATTCCGATGAATGGGATGGTGAATGGTTCGTGATAAGCCGTGCGGTAATCACGCCAACGTTTGATGACATCACAACAATCACGGGCGTCACTGGTATTGGTAACGTCAACGGGTTGACTGGCAATGTTTCATTCGAAGGTATTGACGCAGTCAATGCGGATTTAAATTCGATGGATGTAACGACCACGGCAAACGTCGGTGGGAATACAACGTTGGGCGGAACATTAGGCGTCACCGGGTTGTCAACATTGGCGGCCACATCGGTTGGAGCGTTCACAACAACGGACCAAGTGAACGTGACCATCAACCAAATCACGGCAACCGCCGCCGGTAGTGAGACGTTGGACAATTCGAAGCACTTCAATTTTTTAAGCTATTCGGGTGGAAACGGAAATTACACAATCACATTGCCGGTGGCCGAAGATGGCGTGATTTTGAGATTTAAAACGGATGATTCCGTTGTAGCAAACAAAACCATCACGTTGCAAGGTTCTGAAAGCGAACAAATAGATGGCGAGGATAGTTACATTATGAATCGAAGTTATGATGGAATTTCCATCGTCGCTTTGAATTCCAATTGGTTCATAATACAGAAAAAGGAGAAGTAAACACGTCACGCGATACTTATATTTGTAACACATACATAAAGACAAGATGAATGAAACAATCTCAATTTTATTACCTCCTAAGGAGAGGGTTGTTCAAAGGAATGTCAATTGTGCGGGAGGGCCTTGTTATGTTTAACAAGTTCACAACCGCCGGCCTTTCTTTCCCCGCCCAAGGCTCGGCCGAATTCAACGGGACGAGTGATTATATACAAACGGCAAACCCGTTTAGCCATACCAACCACACGATAGCGGCGTGGGTTTATGTGAATGATGACGCCAACAACAAAATCATTTTTGATAATCGCGATGCGGGAAGTGATGGTTTGGTTTTCTTTAGTACGGGA